TTTGAGGGGATGGACTTGGACTACTCACCCGAAAGGGCAGTATGAAAAGCCAATTATCCCTCTGGCGTAGGCTGGCCGATGAACTGGCCGGCATTTGTCACACTAGCACTGCGAGAGACTATGTAACGGTCTCTCGGCGCGTCAAAGAAGAAGGCGTGTCGTTCTTGACACTAACCTTACCTGCTTTCTGTAAAGACTTCGAAAGAAGTCTGGACCAGGGCAGGATTGCTGACGACGCTTTTCCGCGGTTTAAGCGGGATAGCGTAGGCCGCCCCCTATTTTTAGGAGGTTTCCTTCAGCTTGTCTTTGACGACAAGAAGTTATTGCGAGATATCGATGAAACCGTTATAGACGCTGTCTATGCGGTCCGCCAGTTAACTGGCATGTTCGGGAAGGTCGAACTTGAATGCTCGTTAGAGCGTCAGGTCAAAGCCTTCCACGAATTCTTCGATACTGATCACGAAATTGGAGTTAGCAATGAGAGTACGGACGAAGTTTTTGACGACTTTGCCCGTATTGCTACTCTTCTGTTTAGTAGTCCGTTGGCGGAAGTGGAAAATGCCATTTTTGCTGGGACTATTAAACCGAAACATGGTCCCGGTTCAGTTGCAGATCGGCTTCGCGGAAACGCCAAGTTCGATCTTAGTTACTGGCCGGATCGTTTGGAGTCCACATTCAGCTATGCTGAATGGGGCATCCCGAACACACGGTATTATGCACGTGTGCACCATGTCAATTTCGCCGATAGGAATCACGAGATCCCGAGCAGGGTTCTCATGGTTCCAAAGACGCTAAAGGGTCCACGAATTATTGCTGCTGAACCCACTGCTTTGCAGTGGATGCAGCAAGCAATTGCTGGAACTCTTGTTCCAGCGATTGAATCTTCGTGGCTTGGTGATATGATCGGTTTTACTGATCAATTACCAAATCGCCGTCTTGCCTGCAAAGGCAGTTTAGACGGGTCTCTGGCTACACTCGATATGAGTGAGGCTAGTGATAGGATCTCCCTTAGGCAAGCTCTAGCTTTGGGTAAGAACTTTCCCCTCTTTAGGGAGGCTCTTACCGCCACTAGGTCACAGTTTGCCGAGTTTGCTCATCCTAAAACGGGTTTCCCGTTGTCAATTAGGTTGAACAAGTTCGCGTCAATGGGATCAGCTCTGTGTTTCCCTATAGAGGCAATGGCATTTTTAACTGCCATCTTTATAGGGATTGAGCGATATTTGCTCAGCACAGGGTCTCGTTCTCAACTCACCCGGAAGCAGATTAATAGCTTCCGGGGTCAGGTGCGCGTCTACGGGGATGATATCATTATTCCCGTGGACTGTGTCAACCATGTTGTTGACGTCTTCGCCCGTTTAGGGTGGAAGACAAATGTCAACAAGTCTTTCTGGACTGGAATGTTCAGAGAGTCTTGTGGTGGCGATTTCTTTGCTGGTACGGACGTAACAATTATCCGTTACCGAAAGTGGGTGTCACCTCAACATGGGACTGCACAGCAACTCGCAGGCCTCTCCGCATTCCGCAACCAGTTGTACTGGCGCGGGTTATGGAAGACTTGCAATTATCTCGATAGTGAGCTTAATACTCTGTTTTTGGGGTATTATCCAACTATCGGACCTTCATCACCGCTGCTCGGTAGAGAAACGTGTCTACCAGTCGGAAATCTATACTCCGAAAGGGATAACACTGGATCTGCCAGGCAATTTAGAACGCGG